TTCATGAGCGTAATGCTGGCGGACGCGGGTTCAACTCCCGCCATCTCCACCAAATATTTTAAATAAAGTCAGTCACTTAGGTGGCTGGCTTTTTTTATGACATGATTTTGACACGATTGGCTGGCAAGAGTATGTCGCTATCCATTTTTGTACAGTGGTTCTAAGTTTACTATTAGGGTAAGTGGTTTATTAACTGAACAATAAAAAACCCACCTTATAGTGGGTTTTTTATTGTTCAGTGTTTGATACAGTTTAGGCGGCTGCAACTAAACTGTATGGGGTAACACTTCCAATAGTTGAAAGAATACTACTCTCTTTTTCAAAACTAACCTTATTGGTATCATCAAGTATTACGCTAAACTCAAAATCTTCATATATGGCCTTGACGTCTTGTATTTTACGCAATAGAGCCCCTGTGCTTTTACTGCTAGGCGTAGCAAAATCAATTAACGTGTCATCTGCCTGAAAAGAAAATTTATGTTTACTACCAGAAAACCCTTTCAGCTTTACATCTCTTTCTACAGTACTGTATTTGCGATTTAGATAAATAAGAATATTGTCTAAAATAGCCATAACATCCTGTTGTGCTATATTTTTCGGTTGATAGCTAGTTAACATGGCGTATAGGTTTAGAAACTCACCCATAGCAACTCCAACTTGCTCTTGTTTGACTTTTCGAGTTAGAGCAAAACCATCAAAAGATATTTTAGAGTCCAACTTTTCAAGAGTGGATTTAATTACCTCATCTGTTTTATCTGGGTTTGGTAAAGATAAGCCCAACGCATTTTGGGAAAACCCATAGTCATTAAACAATAGGTCTTCAAAGTCTTGTATTACCCAAAACTTAGCAGGATCACCACTAATAAAAGTCTGCGGGGTAGTAACAGCCAAGTGGTTTTCAGACTCACGGATATGAAATCCTTGCTGCAAAAATCCGCTCTTATTTAGAGTCATCATAAGTCTAGCTCCCCATCAAATGCTGATATTACTTTAGCATTGATGGTTATATTTGTCTGTTGGTTAAAGTATTCTAACCATTCATACCATGTAAAGTTAATGTAACCATCAGGTCTAGCTGGAACTACTTTCCGCATTAAATGATGAATATGAGAGCCGAAAATACTCTCGCCATTAGGCTCTCTGTGACTCATTTCATAATCTGGATATACTTCTAGATGATATATAAAATTTTCAACACCCTTATGCCTATAAGATAGTAAAAATGAATGATATTCATAATCGATATTGCGCATCGATTTAAGAGTAAGGTATAAGTTATCTACCGTATCGTTGCTGGATAAGATATAGGTGCTTTTCCATTGATGATAACCAGTGGGAGTACGTTTTGATACACGCGGATAGTGCTTGAAAACTACATCGCTATCTATAGTTTTATCTATATCTACATAATGATTTAACGCATCTGCGTCTAGATTATAATTTCTACTACTACCCATTGTATTGACTCATATTCATATCCTTATTTGGCTTAAACAATCCTTAATTACCATCTTCAAGCATTTCATCACACACCTTTAACCCAACCTGCACGGCCTCACTCAAGTCGGCACCTTTCTTAATGCTATAAGGCACGTTTGGAGTCATGTCGTCACGCTTCAGAGATTTAGCAGCGGCCTTATTAAGAGGCGTACCAATGGACGAGTCTTCACTATAGCCTGCAGGTTCAAAATACACCTCAGTGCCAAACTCTGGATAATAGACACAAGAGATCTCACCCGATGTCGTAAACGGGTAGGGTGTATCATGATCAACGGCCCAGAACACTTCATGCACCGCAACATCGCCAGAAACAAACTTATGGCTATCGTCTTGAGCAGGAGAGCATGCAATCAAAGGTAAGACAAAGATGCTAATTAACCACCTGGGCATATCGATTCGCATGGCACACCATCCTTGTCACGATCTAGTCGCTTATTACCACACTTCAATGCCTGCTTAGCTTGCTCACAGTTAACCATTTGGCCACAAGTACTAGGTAGGCCCTTACATTGAGAACCACCAGAGCCTTTTGCAAATAATGGATGATCTACTTCGACAGGCTCTTTTAAAACTGTGTTGCTTTTGAAGGGGTTATCGATTGTAGTGACGGCAGCATTGGATGACATCGCAAATATAGAGAGCGATGCGGCCAGTATTAGTTTATGCATAGTTGAAGCTCTTTTCATGAGTTATTCATTCCATAAGTCGCCATAGGTTCCACAATTTCTTTCTATCGCATTCATAGTTTCTTCTGTTTCATATTGACCAGCACGCCACGCATCCACGCTAACTTGGATGTATGCCTTACAATTAGCAGGTAAACCCGAATCGCCATATTTAGGCTCGCTATTAGGATCATTGCTACATGCCAAGATAGGTAGTGCCAACATGACGAGGAATAGCATCTTCATAAAGCTACCTCCCCAAAGAGCCTTCAAACTCTTCATCATCTATAACTACTTTGTAGTCGTTGTATTGAACATGCTTCAATATATACACATCTGGATTATAACTATAATGGTAATTATATTCTGAACACTTGAATTTTAATCCATTGTCGAACGCAATTACTTTGCCATGGTCGCAGCCATTGAAGCTGTTATCCGTCACAGATGTTTCATCTATAACACCGTAACCATCCTTAGCTAAGTCCTCTAAATCTGACGCCGAAGCGCTAAGAGAGATCATTCCACATAACAAAATAGCAGATATTTTTTTCATAAAAGTCCTTATTTAATTCCAATCCAAAGCTTGAAGATACATGTACCAATCCAATTGCTGTATCTTCAAGTTCACTTCTTCATTGAAATCTAAAATAAAACTGATAATCATTAGTCTTTCATGATGACACAGTAAAAAAATGTTCATCAAATTTAACTGATTAGTAAGATTTTAGCAATATTAATAAGCATCTATAATTTACGTCAAGTTCTTAAATATAGTTGTACAAATGCAAATTAATAGTAGGGTGAAAGGCTTTTTGTTTAATGTGAACGGCTAACAAGAACATGTCAGTCGGTTGTCAGTTTGGATATCTCAAGCTTATTCTGATCACCATGCAGCCAACGACCATATCGCTTAATTAGCATCTGTAAGCTATGGCCCAACTGGTTAGCGACAAATACGGGATTCACGTCTGACATGAGTAGCATTGTGGCATAGGTGTGTCTGGCATTATATGCTGGGCGATGTCTCACCCTCGTAGACTTCATTGCTTCAATCAAGCGCATACGGGCAGGCTTTTCATTGTAGAAAGGCTCATTCGTTTCTGGACATATCATCACATAGTCTTCACTCAGCTTCATAGCGTCCAGTGCTTCAAATGCACGCTTCGAGCGGTCATTCAAATATACTTCACGCGCTGTATGAGTTTTGGTAACTTGCTTCTCAACGCCGCGCACACGGCTTTTATTAATGATCACTGAGCCGTTGAACCAGTCAATATCCTTCCATCTTAGAGCGTTCAGCTCACTAGGACGACATCCAGTCCAAAACGCTACTTCAAAATACCAATAATAAAAATGGTCCTTATCTGCCAAGTTCTTATCCAACCAATTTAGTAAGGCATTCATTTCATCACGGGTGAATGGATCAGGTAGTCCTGATTGCACCTTTTTATTCTTAATCATGGCCATGGGGTTTTCTGCAGGTGTGATTAATCGAAGCTCAATGGCTTTTTCAAAGACACCGCGCAGTGGTACTAGGCAATTATTAAAGGTCTTGTCAGACTTGAAGTTAATGTCAGAGATGATGTCACGTATTAGGTCAGACGTTATTTCGTGAATGGGTATCAGTGCCATTTCAGGCATCCAATGCTTGTTCAATGCACTCACGTAGTCTTTTTTGGAGTCGGTATTGGCTTCACAGTGCTTCAGATACTTTTGGGCGATTTCTTGGAATAAAGCGCCATCACCAACGATGACACTATCATCATTAACTATTTTACCCTTAGCGCTGGCGAGATCTGCTTCTGTGAGCACGCCCCATTCAGCCTTGGTGATTAAGTCGCGTCTAATCTTAGCAGCTGCTTTGATGCCTTCCGCAGTGACTGGGTGTGGGAGCGTGACGTGATGGGAGCTACCGTTTCGGCTAAAGTAGATCTGGATGCGCCCCGATCTAAGCCGCACGCCTTGCGGTAACGTATGTCTGCCTGCTGCGTCATCCACTTGTTATATCCTCTTATTGAATAATACAGGTTACCAGTTTCTTTCATCCAAACAACGTTTTCTGGCCAGTGTTGCTTACGGTGAGTGAGCTTCTTTTCATCAATGCCAGTTAATTCAGCAAACTGCTTTGCGTCTACCCAATCAAGCGGTGTTATACCCATTTGATGAAGAAGCTTTAAAATATCGTTATCCATAATTATCTCCGTCCTTCAAAATGGTTCTGACAATCAACGCAACGTTTAACGCCACCAATGGCGCGTCTCTTGCTTGGGATTTCTTCACCGCAGTCTTGGCATTCATTCAGCGATGCAGTATTAAATGTTGGTAGTACGCGCAGGCGAGCTTGCATCTCAGCGTCTATGCGCTCACTAGCTAAATCGATATCATCAGCCATCGTTAATCTCTCCCATACGCATTAGATATAAAAAGATTAGCGTGACGCGCTGTCTTGGCTTGCTCAGACGCTTCATACACCTCAGCATCAAAGCCGTTCATTGGATCGGTGACGTAGTTGTCATCATCGCTGGCTAGATACGCCTTATGTTCGGCAATCATCGCGTCTTGACCTGCTTCCTGACGCTCAAAAGCCTGATTGATATACTGCACGCCAGCCGTTGCTGCAGTAGCACCAATTGCTAATAGGGTGATAACGCCAATGCTGGCTAGAAAGTCTTTGGTTGAGTTCATAACGGTTACTCTGTGTCGATGTGATACATATAATAATAACCATAGTTATAATTACTGTCAATAACCAAAGTAATTAAATGCTGAAATAGTTATTTTTTTATTACTATAAGACTAATAATCATTACTTTAAGGAATCTAACGGTGATGATTAAACTGTAAGTAATTGTTAAAATGAAATTTTAGACACAAAAAAACCGCCCATGTAGGGCGGTTCTTAGTAGGATTCAAGAAGTATGGCTTTGGACTAATTATTCAACCAATTAACGACGCTCTTATTCATATGTAATGCGGCCCATGAATTTCTATCCACTTGGATGACAAATATAACATCATCGTGATCTACGTGATTTCTTAAAAATTCTACTATTTGCATGGCAGTCTTATCAGATTGCACTATCCATTGAGACTCCGTAGGTTTCGCGTATGTGTTGTTAGATAAACTGCGAATTGCTTTGTACAGACGTTCATAGTCTCTGTTTTTAACAAGATCGTAAGTTATAGAGTATAAAGCCATTGTTTCACCTCATGCTATCGCCAGTCTCAAGCGTGCTGACGCTGACGCCTATTTATTATTAGCCAATTCTTAGCCTTAAAAGACTATCGAGAAAACGAAAAACAATATTAGTACGCCTACGATAATCGTTGTCATCGATATTTTATTTTTGGGTGTTTCTGGTAGCGAAGGCGGGGAAGGCTGGCTTGTTGTATCTTTATACTTTCTCAAGCTTTGTGATGATTCAGCCAAATCTTCTAGATTTAAATCAACCCATGCACCATACAAGCCTTTGCTGCCGCCGTATATCTTGCATCTTACAGATAGGGTATCTCTCTCGCCTTCACATAGATGTCGATAGCGAATAGCATCTTGCTTGGATAAATAGCCCAGCGTTCCATAGGTAGAAACGACAGCTACTGCATTCTTGTCATAAGGGTTGTTTGGTTCGTATGTTAAATCCACATCAATAAAAGCAGACTCGCCTTTTTTGAAAGCATTAGGTTCGTTAAAGCTCTTTCTGAGAGCATCTTGATAGTTAGACTCCCCTACAATTGGAGTATTGAACTCATAGCCAAAGTGCCAGTCTGTCATTTGTAAAATCCCTTTATCTATAAAATCCTTGATTATTCTGCATTTACATCCGTATTTTTGTCACGATTGCGGCGTTTAATTGGGAAGTTGTCCATATCATAGACAGGAATCATGACAAGACCACCAAATTCTTTAGCTGCTAATTTCACTTCATCAACAGTTAAGTTTAGCGCTTCGTCATTGTCTGCCGCTTCATTAATTTTAGCTATTAACTGGTTTATCGGTAATTTACGATTATCCATCACATCAGCCCCTTGTTATTAGTATTCGACATATTTGCCCACGACTTTACCTACCAAATTACATTCACCCATCGGTACCATTCTTTGCTCAGGCCAGTTGGGATTAAGCGGTCTCAGGTACATATCATCTGACGTTTCGCCTAGTACTAGCTGCTTAAACGTCGCTTCTTTATCATCATTGCATTGTACGATGACAAGATCGCTATCTTTGAGTGCAAGAAATCCTGTTTGTGGTTCGACATAAATAACCTCACCAGGCTTAAACTCTGGCAGCATGCTTTGCCCTTGTACACGCAATGCAAAACCAAGTTTAGACAGGTTAGGGGGCTTTGGCGCTTCACCAATAGCATCTTCAAATGTCACAGGATCTACATTAGACCAACTACCCGCGGCGACCCAGCTCAATATAGGAACCATGCCTGAGCCACTAGACATTCTTGCACTTGTAGTGCCGTCTGGTACTGGATGGTTTTCACCTCCACTGCGACCCTCTATATCTTTTATCTTCTGCATTAGATCGTCACGGCTTGGCTTTGGCGTGTTATCGCCTTCTCCGTACATCAACCAATCGACGTTAGTTTCTAGAACTTTAGCGAGCTCATTGATATATGTAGTCCGCTTTGTAAGCCCTTTTTCTATCTTGTAATAACTTGGCTGAGACATACCAGTGGCATCTGCCACATCTTGTTGAGATAGATTCAACCTGTCTCTAGCCAGCTTAACCCTCTCTGCTAATGTGCTCATTAATAACCTCCAGTTATTACAGTTATTTTAATAACCTAGGTTATCAATGTAAAATGCTTAAAGTTATTGATTTATAATAACTAAAGTTATATTATTAAAGGGTAATTATACCTAGGGTAATAAAAATGAATCCCAACAATCCTTATAAGGCTCTCGTCAGCTATTTCGGAAACCAGCATAAAACAGCTAAAGCCTTGGGCTGTAGCCAGCCTGGTGTATGGAAATGGGTTCGAGGCAAATCTAATATGTCAGCTGTTTTGGCACTAAAGGCAGAGCGAGTAACTAATGGTGAGTTCAAGGCCGTCGATCTTTGCCCCGCGCTAGCATCGCCTGAAGCCACTGATTAAATACTACAACCAACCCTTAATCAATAACACGTTTTTATAAATAGGTAGGACACGATGGACGTAATCGACGCAGCACACAAAACAGTACATAACGCATCACACGGTGGCTCTATCGCATTGGCAGCACGCATGGGTATGTCGAGCACTGTACTCAACAACAAGGTCAATCCAACCACGCCTACGCATCATTTACGCTTAGATGAAGCGTTAACCATCATGGAATACACAGGCGACACTAGCATCATTCAAGCTATGGCCCATCGCCTTGGCGGTGTGTTCTGTACGGTTGAAGGTGAGGCAACGCAGGCAAGCATACTTATGACAGCGCTATCTACATCTGCATGCCAGGGTGATGTTATGTCTGAGATGCATAAGGCATTAGAAGACGGTCGCATTGATTGCAATGAACGCGATGCGCTACAAACCAAAATTCAAGACACGATGAAGATGCTACGCACACTTAGCGTCCAAATCACGAATCATTGTGAGGGCAATCATGCATAAGATTGATCAGTGTAAAGCTAATCAGCTAAGAACGGCTTTAGTTGTGACAGGTAATGATGCAGACATCAAACGTGAGTTTGAACGTATCGAACGTGCTTGCCAGCACAAACAAGGGTGGGAGCTTAAACACAAAGCAGTCGCCCAAACAAAAACCCCATCAGTTGGAGCTGATGGGGTTTAGGCGTTTCTTTAATATTTAAAACTCGATAAAGGAATACTACAATGAATATTCAATTGATGCAAGTAAATAACGATAAGCGCATGTCTAGCCGCGAAATGGCAGATCTATGTGCCAAGCCTCATGACAATGTATTAAAGCTAGTTCGCTCGTTGATTGAAAAGGGTATCGTAAAAAATACGACACCCCACCAATACATGCACGAGCAGAACGGTCAGCAATATACTCACTTCTTATCAGACCAGCGTGACAGCTTGGTTATTGTTGCTCGTTTATCGCCTGAATTTACAGCTGCTGTCATTGACCGCTGGCAAGAACTAGAAGCGCAAGCAAGTGCGCCGGTAATTCCACAAACGCTATCACAGGCACTACGTTTAGCTGCTGATCAAGCTGATTTAATCGATAAGCAGAATGAGCGCTTGGCTTTGGTCGAACCTAAAGCGGCTGCATTGGATGTTATTGATAGCGCTACAGGTAGTCTTAATGCGCGTGATACAGCTAAGACACTAGGCGTTCAACCACAGAAGTTCAATGCATGGTGTATTGCTCATAACTGGATGTATCGTGACAACAAAGACAAGCTACAGATGTGCAGCAATCGCCTACAACAAGGGTTCATGTCACAACGTCCAGTAACTTACACCGTGCCAGTTAATCGCAATGGTGTCACTGTTTACGAAACACGCGCTACAACACAGCCGCTATTCACGCCAAAGGGCCTAGCACGTCTTGCCCATATATTTGCCATCGTTCATGAGGTGGCTTAATGCATTTCTATAACTTCAACATTGCTGATTTTAACAACTCAACACGCCACCTATCGTTACCTGAGCGTGCTATCTATCGCGACTTGATAGACATGTACTATCACAACGAACAAGCCATCGATTCGTCAGATATAGATAAGCTGGCTCGTCGTCTGCTATGTACTACGCCTGAATATCTCAAGATGCTCGAATACATACTTGATGAATACTTTGTCAAACGTGGTAAGCGTCATCACCATCATCGTATCGATAAAGAGATTAAGAATTACAAATTCAAAAACGGTAACGCTGATAGTAACGGCAAGCGTAACGCTGTAACGAATGATGTAACGCAAGGTGTAACGCCAAGTAACGCATCATGTAACGTTACGTGTAACGTTACGTGTAACGATAATGATGCACCTATGACACCCGCAGAACGTGTGCGTAAGTCTCGTCAAGACAAGCGCAATATGATTAATGACCTTACTGATATAGGCGTATCTGTTAACAAGGACATTGGTACTGCTGATCTAAGAGAATTACACGCCAAGCATATTGACGCTATTAAGCAGTGTCACGCTAGTAACGTTACAAGCGATGTAACGCAAACGGTAACGCCTAGTAACGATGACTGTAACGCTAGTAACGCAAAAAACGCTGCTATAACTAGTAACCATGAACCAGTAACCAGTAACCAACAACCAGTTAGTGAGAGAGACGCACACACAAACACAGGCGAGGTGATTGTGGATAAGTTTAACCATGGTTCTGTGGATAACTCTACTGACAATAATCAACCATCAGCTAACCAGCCAGCAACCAAAGCTGACCAGATACGTGACCAACGTGCTGATGATATTGAGAGTTGGGAAGCACCAACCATTGACCAGATGCGCAGTGAGTTATTCAAAGCAGGCAAGATGATACAGCTGACCGATGATCAGTATCAGTTTGAAATCTCAGCATTCAAAGCTCATTACGCTGAGCAAGCGCTCAAAGGCAATCCACTGGCCACAGAATCTTATCGCAAAGTAAAACTAATCAAATGGATGATGCGTGAAGCAGACAACCAAAAAGCCGATCAAGCACGTCAGGAAAAAGCAAAGGGCCGCTTCTCTACTGATAATGAAGATTGGGGAACTACGGGTAACAAAGGCGATTCAAACTTTGATAGCGACTTACCGCCTGTCTACCATCCAAGCCACAGCGCAGGACAGCCTACTGATGAATATGCGCCACTGTTCTTGAATGGCTGCAAGCGGTCACATTTACCAGGCATGACAACTGCGGAGACTGAGGCGTATGTAGATAGATATGTTCAGTCTGGTGAAGCTCGAGTAGCAGCATACGATCGTTTATCAAGAGAAATGAAGGAGGCTGTATGAGTTATTTCGACGGGTACGCTCAAGGTCCTGTAAATACGAATCAAAGGGTTAAGTTCAATCTAACCAAACGCGGTCAAAAAATACTAGATGATCATAATGCAGAGGTTAGAGATACCTGCAAAATGTTGGTCGATTATAGCGCTACGAAGGTAGACGCTGATGGTATGCATGTAATGCAGTTGCATGTAGCTATGAAAGTCTTTGGCGCTGCAAACACTGTAGGCACGGAGTCACCTTTTGAAAACTGCGTTATGACTATTTTGCGGTAAACCATTTGAAGGTGATGTGAGCATGAAAACCACAAAGGGCCTCAACGTCTTAGGACTGCAAAAGTCATTTGATACAAAGGTTTATTCTTATCAAGACTGGTCTGGTCGAGTGAGAGTAGTTGAAGGCAACCCTTTCTATGATGACTACGCCAAGTGGTCAGAGAGCGGTCAGGCTAGAGATCATGAATATGGTGATATTAATTTAAAGGATGGTAAGTGATGAATAAGAACGTACAAGCGCTAGGCCGTATGAAGTCAGGGAAGATGAACAACACTGAAAAAGCGTACGCCCAGTATTTAGAAATGCAGCGCCGCGAAGGTGAAATCTCTTACTACTCTTTTGACAACATTAATCTACGTCTAGCGGATAACACATTCTACAAGCCAGACTTTTTGGTGATGCGCTCAAACGGGCAGTTAGAAATACACGAAGTTAAAGGTCATTGGACTGATGATGCTTTAGTAAAGATTAAAGTTGCTGCTGATAAGTTCCCTTTCAAGTTCATCGCAATAATGAAGCAAACAAAGAGAAATGGCGGTGGCTGGGACGTTCGAGATTTTTAATACATGAAAGGTGAGCTATGAGTGATCATCAAGTTACATGTGGTAATTGTTATAAGGTCATTCACTTTGTAGTTAGCGATTTAGTACTAAGGCCACGACCTGCCAGCAGCGACTACCCTAATGGTTTTTTGATGATTAGATGCTCATATTGTGAATACCTTAATCCACCATCAGGCATGTTGGAATATGAATTGATACAAAAAGAATGGCTAGGGAGGTAGGGCTTTGAAAAATTCGACTAAGGCATGTCTACTTATTTTTATTGCATTTGGCATGCCTTCTATAGTGATGGCTTATGTAGAGCTTATTGCGGGCGCTGGGTTCAGTTCTAGGCAGTGGGGGATATCTCTAATTATGCTTGGCTTCGCAGCTTTTGTTGTTTTTGTAAAAGGTTTAAACGAACCCGAATGGTAATTTTTAGGAGGAATCTATGAGTAAGATAAAGGATAGCCACAGAATCATCGCAATGCTTAAGCAACAGACTCATGGTATATGTAACCCATCAGAGTTCAAAGGTCAGGGTTACATACCACATAAGCCACGCAATAATCGTAAGACTAAAAAAGGTGGTAAAAAGTGACTGATATCGAAATCAAGACCGAATGGCTCGACAAAGCAGGCGAGGTAATGGAAGTGCTGCATGTCGATTATGATAAAGACGAACTTAGGTTTAAATGGCTGAACAATCCAAATCGTACAAGAGAGAGAGTTATATCTATTGATAAATTCCTTCGTTACGCCGTGCCAGTTGTCCGAGCGCAAGAAGTATCGGATAAGCCGCAGCCAGTAAAGGAAAAGTCTAAGCATGGTCAGTTTACCTGTGCATGGATTGATGAGTTGCCTAATAACTTTGGCCAGTCTCCAAACCTGCAGCTATCAAATCAAGACTGGCTTGAGCAAGGCATGCATGCCAAGACTGTTAAGTTTAATATTGGTTCCGGTGGATTACCGCCAGAAGTAAACTGGGAAGACCATTGTGCTGCTATCGCTATGATTGATGACAAGCCAGCCAAGGCGCTGGCAAGTATATTGCTATGGGGTAGTGACACTAACTGGAACTGGTCACGTCATTTCGATGAGGTCGTGCAGTATCTGGCAGCCAATATGATTGAGCGATGCAATAAAGATAAGCGTGCTGCACCGCAGGCATGCACTCATAGTCTCCCAGAATTAGCACGACTGATGGCACGTATGGTGCTGCATTTTGAATTGTACGAGCTGTGGGATATATACACAGTGAAAGGTCGGTTGCAGTTCTCAGGCATAAAGATTAACGTTAATACTTATAGCCATGCTTGGTTAACATACCAACGTCAAATGCTTCAGGATCTATTCGACATGGTTGTCGATGCTGATCATTATGTTAGTACTTACCGAAAAGAATTATCAGCAGCTCAATGAGCTATAGTGCTTGACCCATGACTGCCGAATGGGGTACTATTTCTTATACTGGCTTCAGTTGTAAGTAGAGCCAAAGAAATAAAAGACGACAGCTTAATTGCTATCGTCTTTTTTTTATGCCTGATTGATTTAGCCACAGTCAGCACATGCCATAGAGACACCCGCTAGCAGGTGGCACTGCAACCAAATCGAAGCCCTCACTGATTGATGCGCGTTGCATGTGGCGTGTAGTCATCATGATGTGATGGCGCATCTTATCCCGTAGGTAGCTCAGTTGGTTAGAGCGCATTACACTGATGTATGAGGTCGTAGGTTCGAGTCCTGCCCAACGGGCCAAATCAAAGTGGTACCCTCATCAATGACGGTACCAAAAATCTTCCTTACCCACGTTAGAAATAGCGTGGGCTTTTTTATATCTAACGTTTGGTAGCGAGGCTGTTGTTATGCGATACGAGTGCACAAGCGAAACGCTGTATAACAACTACCGAACAGGCGAGACGCTAAAGTATAGAGACTCAAACCTGAAGCTACTTACTGCTAGAGCTAACAATGGCAACAGCGATGCTAAGAAGTACATGGCTATGATTGAGCCTGATAATAATAAATGGAAACCAAAGCCATGCCGTCCACACCTTGCCGTCAATACCGATGCCCGAACTTAGTTAAACGAAAAGACAAAGGATACTGTGATGAGCATGCAGACCAACGAAGCAACTGGACCAAGCGACCAGACAGGACAGGCAGCACAACCAAGCGAGGTTATGGACATGCTTGGCGTAAGATTCGTGCGCAAGTACTTGAGCGTGATGGTTATCTTTGCATGGCTTGTAAGCAGGCAGGTAGATTCGTGCCAGCCACCGACGTCGATCACATAATTAATAAAGCAAACGGAGGTACAGATGAGCTTGAAAACCTACAATCGCTCTGTAAGAAGTGTCACCGAACCAAAACAGCTAATGAGTAATTGATATGGCTAAGTTTATTAAGATTGGAAAGTCTTTGATTAACGTTAATAACATTGTCTCAACCTCTGTTTTTGAGCGAGTTAATGAATACAATTCCAGTTACTACTGGTGCATACAAATCACACTTAGCAATGGCTCATCAGTGCTTGCGGCAACAGCAGAATCACTAGATGAAATAGAGCAATTGAACTCTGAGTTATACGAAGAATTAAAGCGGTTGACTGATTAGATTTAGCTTAGCTAATGCAGTGTAAGGTAGGGGGTATGATTGCACTTCAGCCGGAAGCCCCGTGTGACCGCCCCCTAAAGTACATTTTTACGCGCGTTTAATTAAAAGTTTAGCCCGTTGACTAAGCTAAGGAATTTATGGTATGGGAGGTTTGGCGGCGGTACCGGGTCGAGGTCGCAAGCCGGACCCGAAAAAATCTAAAGGCAAAAATATCAACGTTCCAGAATTTAGTAATGTTACTGATATTGACCCGCCCGATTATATGGACGGCCTAGAATTTGCACCGATGATTTGGCGCTCGATAGTACCTGAGCTTTTAGAAAACGAGCTGCTAAAAATTACCGACATGCATAACGTCGAAGTTTTCTGTATGGCCTATGATAACTATCGTGAGTGCCAAAAAGAGATTGCTTTAAACGGTATAACTTTAGCCACTGAAGGTGGAAGCACAATCAAGAACCCAGCATTAACAGCACTCAATGAAGCAGTAAGACAAATGGCGACTTTTGGTAGTTTGCTTGGCCTTGACCCATCTTCGCGTCAGCGCTTAACTGGCGTTGGCAATAAAGAACAAACAAACCCATTTTCAGGTGTCCTTAATATGTAGATGCTCAAGCGAGAGATTATGGCTGATTATCCTAATGTTGATATCGCCAATAAGTGGGCTCGCTCAGTCGTCAAAGGCAAAATTCCAGCGTGTAAGTGGGTGGTTTTGGCTTGCCAACGTCACTTAGATGACTTGAAAGCATCGAAAAAACGCAACTATCTATATAAATTTGACCCAAAAGCAGCCGAAAAAAAGATACTTTTCGTTGAGTTGCTACCACACACCAAAGGTGAGTGGGCCCTAAAGCGCTTGAAAATTCAGCTTGAGCCATGGCAAAAATTTGGTATCGCGGTCACGTTCGGTTGGGTTCGTAAAAAAGATGGGTTCAGACGCTTCCGTGAGTCCTATTGGGAAGTACCACGCAAGAATGGTAAGTCTGCAATTGCTGCCGGTGTCGCTCTTAATATGTTTGCCAATGATGGTGAATTTGGTAGCGAGGTTTATTCTGGCGCCACAACTGAGAAGCAAGCGTGGGAAGTATTTAAACCAGCACGCTTAATGGTAATGCGTTCGCCCGATCTAATAGCGGCCACTGGCATACAGATTAATGCAGCCAGTCTCGAGCGTCCTGATGATGGTTCTTTGTTTGAGCCTATTATCGGTGACCCGCCAGATGGTCAGTCACCACATTGCGCCATCGTCGATGAATATCATGAGCATCCTGATAGCAGGCTTTATGACACGATGCAAACGGGTATGGGCGCACGCCGCCAGCCGATGATATTTGTTATCACCACTGCCGGTCACAACATTGAAGGCCCTTGCTACGAGCTGCGCAGCCGTGTGCAAGATATGCTGCTGGGCAATGTGCCAGACGATGAGCTGTTTGGTTGGATTTGGAGTATTGATGAAGGTGATGATTGGACCGACCCAAAGGTGCTTATTAAAGCCAACCCTAATTACGACGTATCTGTATATGCTGACTTCTTAGAGTCACAGCAAACCAAGGCTATCAATAACGCTAGCCGTCAAAACTCTTTTAAGACCAAGCATCTTAATGTTTGGGTATCTGCAAAATCTGCCTTCTTTAATATGGAACATTGGCGCGCGTGTGCTGATGACATGCTAATTATTGATGATTTTTCAACCACGCCTTGTGTGATGCCAATTGACTTGGCGTCAAAAATCGATATTGCAGCACGTATTAATCTGTTTTATCGCTATGAGGACGATGGCAAGCTTCATTACTACTGCTTGGCACCATGGTTTTATTTACCAGAAGACACGGTTTATAAGGGTGATGAGAAACAAGCGGTTGAGCGGTACCAGAAATGGATGAATCAAGGTTTGCTTGAAGTGCATGATGGTGCTGAAAATGACCTGAATGCCATTGCTGAAGATTTGGTTTCTGATGCAGGTAGCTTTCCATTAACCGAAGTACCTTACGATGAATGGGGTGGTTTCCAGGTCGCCGCCACTATCGAAGCCGCGGGATATGACGCCGTAAAGATTCCTAAGACGGTCAAGTCTTTTTCTCCTGCTATGCGTGAATTAGAAGCAGCTATGAAAGGCGGGCGGTTCCATCACGATGGCCACCCAGTCTTATCTTGGATGATTGGCAATGTGGTATCACGCGAAGATGCGAATAACAACGTATTCCCGCGTAAAGAAACCAACTACAAGAAAATTGATGGTGCTGTTGCTCTGTTAATGGGTATCAGCCGTGCAATGGTGCTGGCAGGTGACGGCGGTAGTGGTGACAACGGCTTCTACGATGACCCAATCATGATCGGCGTTTAATATTTAAGGATTCAATGTGCTTAATCTAATCAAGCCCAAGCGTTTTGCAAAAGCTGCAAAAGCCGCAATCAGTTTTTTAGGCTTGGATGGACATCTGAGTCTAACGCCTAGCGATAATGTGTCTACCAGAACAGCCAGCGGCAAAAACGTCACTGTTGATAGCGCCTTACAACTTAGTACTGTGTTTTCATGCGTGCGCTTAGTGGCTGAGACAGTATCAACATTGCCGCTAAAGGTTTATGAAACTAAAGCTGACGGTAGTCGTGTGGTGGCCAAACAACATCCTCTATATGACTTGCTATGCCGATCACCCAATTATGAGATGACACCTGCACGATTCATGCAAATGATTGTGGCAAGTCTATTGCTTTGGGGTAATGCTTACGTTGAGATTAAGCGCAATATCACAGGCAAGCGAATCATCTCTCTTGAGCCGCTATTGCCTCAGCACGTAAGCGTGACGCGCAATAAAAACAATCAACTACTGCAGTATCACTACACAGATGAAGGTACGCGCCGAGAAATTAATCATAAAGATGTTATGCATATTCGTGCCTTTGGTGTTGATGGCGTGATGGGTATCTTTACCATTAATAAGGGCCGCGAAACATTTGCTACTGCTGCATCCGCTGAGCAAGCAGCTGGTAAGTTCTTTGAGAATGGATTGCAAACCTCTGGGTTTTTAACCACTTCAGAAAAGCTTAATAAAGAGCAACGTACTAGCTTAAGTAAGCATATAGAAAGATTTATGGGTAGCAGCAACGCTGGCAAGACTATGGTACTCGAGCATGGAATGCAATATAACGGCGTGACCATGAACCCGGAAGCGGCGCAAATGCTTGAGACACGCTCTTTTGAGATTGAAGAGATCTGTCGTTGGTTCCGTGTATCGCCCATCATGATTGGCCATTTTGACAAACAAAGCTCATGGGCGGCTTCTGCTGAAGCGCAAGACTTACACTTTTTGAAGTACACATTTAGACCGCTGCTAGTCAATATTGAGCAAGAGATACTACGTTGTCTTATTGGCAAACTTGATAGTGATAAATACTATGTTGAGTTTAATGTCGAAGGCTTGCTACGAGCAGACAGTAAGACGCGCTCTGAATACTATTCATCAGGTCTGAATAACGGTTGGATAAACCGCGATGAAGTCCGTTCAAAAGAAAATATGCCGCCGATTGAAGGTGGTGATAAATATACTATCCAATCAGCATTAATCCCGCTTGATCAAGTGGGCACAAACTACAATGGAGTTACCAAAGATGAGCAAGCGAACAATGATGCCAAAAGCTGATTTTGAAGCAACGCATGATGTAAGAATGCCGCTTGCTTTGGATCAATGGAATCCAGACATCAAAGCGTCAGATGATGACTCTGAACACGTTATTAATATCTTAGAGGTTATTGGCTATGACTGGTGGACCGATGGTGGTATCACTGGCAAGTCTATCAGCGCTCAACTCAAAAGATTTAACGGTGCAGATATCGTCGTTAATATTAACTCACCTGGTGGTGATGTGTTCGAAGGCTTGGCAATCTACAACATGCTGCGCGAATATGCTGGTCATGTAACCGTGCGAGTACTTGGTATGGCTGCAAGCGCCGCCTCGTTTATCGCAATGGCGGCTGATGAAGTTAAGATTGCGCGTGCTGGCTTCTTTATGATTCACAATGCATGGACCGGTGTTGGTGGCAATCGTAACGATATGCGCGAAGTGGCTGATTTTTTAGAGCAAATCGATGCAACTATTGCTGATATTTATCATGTCAAAAGTGGTATGGAGGCGACTGAGCTATCACTGCAGATGGATAAAGAGACTTGGATCAATGGCAAGCAAGCTGTTGAAACAGGTATGGCTGATAGCTTTTTGGACTCTGATGTGATTGCAGAGCAAACCAACAATACTGCTAAAGAGCGCATCGCAGCTCACAAACTAGATTTAATCATGGCGCAAGCGGGTATGTCTCGTAAAGAACGCCGTGGTCTTGTAAAAGATTTAAAGAGTACGCCTAGCGCTACTCAAACAGATGCTACGCAAAACGCTGGCGTTGACTTATCGGGGTTGATTGATGATCTGCAGAATGCGATTAACTCAATCAAACTGAAATAAACAAACTCAACCATTCACCTCGCTGCCTATATGGCGGCTTTTTTTGTGAGAAAAAATTATGTCTGATCAAAATAAAGATCAAACGGCTGAACAGCTAAAGCAAGTCAATGCTAGCGTCAAAGAGCTAACTGAAAAAACGTTGCCGGCAGCGGAAAACGCTTTAAAAGAAGCTCAAAAAGCTGGCGAACTATCAGAGAAAACCAAGAATGAAGTCGATAAGTTGCTTACCGATTTAAACACGATGCGTGATACCCAGAATAAGTTACAAACTGAACTGGGTGAAGCTGAGCAGTTATTCGCACGCATTGGTAATGGTGGCAACCAAGCACCAGCCCGTAATCGCGCAGGTGATCTTGTCATCGCAAACGATAGCATTATTGAGTTTAGTAACTCTGTAGTTGCTGGTCGCCGCTTAGCTATTGATGTACCTCGCGCAGCATTGACTTCATTTGCTGTAAATCCAGTTGATGGTACTACTCAGATTATTACCAATCCAAACCAGCGCTTAACTGTGCGTGATTTATTGGCGCCAGGTGATACTGAATCAAATGCGGTTGCTTATCTGCGTGAGACATTATTCACCAATAATGCTGCGCCGGTTGCTGAAAATACGACCAAGCCATATTCGAATATTGAGTTTGAAGAAGTGTTGTCTGGCGTCAAGACAGTGGCTCACCTAATGAAAATTGCTAAGCAGACGCTTGATGATTTGCCACAACTACGAAGCATTATCAATGGTCGTTTACTTAACGGTCTAAAGCGTGTCGAAGATACACAGCTGCTATTTGGTAGCGGTGTAGGTAATAACTTGCATGGTATCTATCCGCAAGCACAAGCATTTGCCAATCCTAGCACTAAAACTACGCCTTCAAACAGCCTGGATATTATGCGCTTGGCAATGCTGCAAGTAACTTTGGCTGAGCTATCAGCAACTGGCCATGTGATGCACGATATCGATTGGACCGACATTGAGCTGATCAAAGATGCCAACACTAAAGGTTACTTATTCAGCAATCCATTTGGTACGTTAGAAGCACGCTTATGGGGTTTGCCAGTCGCGCAAACTAATCAGGCGGGCATGCTTGGCAACTTCTTGACTGGCTCATTTGCCGATGCCGCGCAAATCTTTGACCGTGAAGATGCGAACGTTATCGTCTCTACTGAGAATGCCGATGACTTTGAGAAAAATATGGTATCAGTCCGTGCTGAAGAGCGCTTAACTCTGACCGTCTATCGTCCACAAGCATTTGTCAAAGGCTCTTTGGCAATCGCCCCATAACGAAACTTTTATCTTTGAAAATACAAAACACGCAACCTGTCTATTAAGTTGCGTGTTTTTTTATTAAGCCAAAGCCAGTTTACTAAGCTGATTTTGTTTTACTAAAAGGAGCAGGTCATGAAAGTTAAGTTTAAAGACGTTATGTGCATGGGTAACAAAACCTATAAAGCAGGTGAAGATGTTGAAGTCAGTGATATCAGTGGTCAACAACTCATTGACAGAGGTGATGCAGAATTAGTCAAAGATGATGACGATTCTGCAGCTAAGTCAAAACCAGCTGCCAAGAAATCCACCACCAAAGACGAGTAATTAATTATGTTGATACGTACTTTGAGATACACGATGGTTAATCGAGTTTTTCGACAGAGCAATACCATTGTCGAAGTAGATAATGCCGAAGGTAAGAAGCTGGTGAAAAAAGGCCATGCTGTTGAAGTCGATGCACCTCATGTTGAGGCAGTAAAAGCGGAAACGCCAAAAACTAAAGCAGCAGTAAAAAACGATACCAAAGATAAGGCAGATTAATTATGGTCACACTCGAGCAGGTCAAGCACCAATGCCGCATCGAGCACGATGATGAAGATGTGCTGCTGGCTGGATATATGGCAGCTGCTCGCGACCATGTGCAAATGTACCTAGACCGAACCATTTACGAGGTGGCGGTACCAGATGATGATCCTGATGGTGTTATTGATAACCCGTCTATTGACCAAGCGACTTTGCTTATCGTTGGGCACTGGTACGCCCATCGTGAAGCGGTATCTGAATCATCGATGACTGAGATACCGCTAGGTGCTTATCATCTGCTACAGCCATATAGACGAATGGGAATCTAACAATGACTTGTAAAGGATGTGAGGCACGCCGTGAGTGGATTAAACGAAGAACCGATGAAGCCAGACAGCGAGCAAAACGACTCATTGCCAAGCTTGATAAAGCTAGTGACCAAACTGGTCGAACAAAATAATGTACTAATCCAGCAGTCCAGTGAGAAAGAAAAAATCATATTGCGACTGCTTGATCAGCACGATGAGATATTAAATGAGCTCGTTGAACAGCAAGACGATGATGAGCAGACGGGCTCAATCTTTTTAGATGGGTGAATGATATGGCAGCCAATGCAGGCGAGTTAAGACATCGTGTCACTATCCAACGCTATGTTAAAGCCGGCCGTGATGATGATGGATATGAATTGCCATCAGGGTGGATCTTCTACAAAAAAGCCTGGGCCAAAATTACACCGCTATCTACTAAAGATTTGCTTAGCGCACAAGCTGCAGATTCTGAAATAACTGCTCGAATGAAAGTCCGGTATAGCACTGGCCTTGATATCGATACCACTATGCGCGTTGTTTGGAAAGGCCGGTTATATGCAGTAGATAGCCAAGGTCTTGATGATAGCGATAGTGGCTTGGAATATACAACGTTCACTTTGTCAGGCGGTATTGAGCAATTTAAGGATTGAGCCATGGCAAACGAAATTACTGGTCTTGACGAAGTGCAAGCAAAGTTACGTCAGCTTGGTAATCAACGTAAAGCCAAGAACGCTGCTACTCGATCATCACGCAAAGCAATGAACATCGTTAAAAAAGCGGCTGTGGTCAACGCTAAAGCGTTTGATGACAAAGACAGCCCCGAAAAGATTTGGAAAAACATTGTTACCAAGGCTGGCAAAACCAAGGGTGTTGATAATGTCGTGATGAAAGTTGGTGTAAAAGGCGGTGCAAAAAATTACGGCACTAATGCAGATAACAGACGTGCAAACCGTATAGGTCGCACTTATCAGACACAAGGCGATAAGAAGAACCCCGGTGGTGATACCTGGTACTGGCGCTTTAAAGAATTTGGTAGTGCAACTAATAGCGCAGATCCTTTTTTACGACCGGCGCTAAATAACAATATGGATGCAGTACAAGCTGAATTTTCCAGAGCATACAAAGAAGAGCTCGACAAGGAGATTGCTAAACTATGAGCTTTTTACCGATATACCGCACGCTTAAAGCTGATATTGACTTGGCAGCGCTTATCGATGTCGAGAGCAAGGCGTTTGAAGACGTTGCACCGCAGGGCACATCACCGCCTTACATTGTATGGCAAACAATCAGTGCTCAAGCAAATAATCACTTAGATGAACCCGCTAATTTTGATGATACACAGTACCAGCTAATGGTCTACGCAGCAGATGCTAAGACTGCCTATAAATTACGCGATGCTTGTCGAGTGGCGCTAGAAGAGCAATCTTGGATATCCAATCCGTCTATTAACTTGTATGACAGCAAAGCTAAGCTTTATGGCCGTGGCTTTGATGCCAATTGGATATTAGCGCGTTAACTATTTACCAACCACACTAGGAGCCAATCATGGCTAAGAAAGAAAAAGGTGTACTCGCACAGGGTACTAAAGTTTGGATTAAACATGGTGAGGATGATACGCCAATCCTTACTAGAATGGACTGTATTACTGGTATTGTGCTTGGTGATGACAGTCCGACTGAGATTGATGACACCTGTCTTGATGAGCCAGACTCTTCTACATCAACATATGGTCTCAATAAGCCCGGTGAAGGCTCAATCACCATTAATACTGATCCTGAAAACGCAACTCATATGACGCTACTGCAATTAGCAGAAGATAAAGAATTAGTAGAAGTGTATGTAGGTTGGTCAGACGGCAAAGGCATTGAGCCGGAAATGGTGACGGCAGAAGTCACGCTACCTGAGACACGTACATGGACAGTATTTACTACGCGATTAAGAGCAAGCCCTCCAACATTTGACGCTGACTCGCTGGTTAAGCACTCAGTGGGAATGAAACGCCAGACTAAAGCGGTTACTGAGTATAAGCTACCCACGCCTTAAATCAGTAAAAATATGAACGAATAATAGACCCCTTAATTGGGGTCTAACTATTTTTAAAGGATTAGTGAAATGGCAAAGTATCAATTATCAGATGTCAAAACCGGTAGCTTGGTTGGAGAAATCCATGAAGATACGGTTGAGTTCTACCATAAGGGTGAGTTGTGCGAAGTTGATATCAAGTATAAGACACTCCCATTCGTAGAAAGCGATGCGCTTCACAAGCGCATGAATGACAATGAAGATGTTGCAGCAGAGTGGATTAGTAAAGCGTTAGTTGACGGAAAAGGCAAACAGCAATTTACAGAACACCAAGTTAAAACGGTTTTCATCCAGTCATTGGCAAATGCTATATTCAATAAAGTATGGGGGCTTGATAGCATAAAAAAGGCGATGAAGGAGCAGGCGGACGAGAAGAAAAAGGAATAATTGCTGGCGAGAATGAGCTTTTATTTGAGCTTGCGCTGGCTGGTATCGGTGGTAATACAATTCATCAGGTTAAAAGTAATCTTACAATGATTGAGATTAAGCAGTGGGCAGAGTATCGCTCAAGACGTGGTAGCTTAAACATTGGTCGACGTATCGAGCAAGCCGCGGCAAATATCATGAGCTTTGGTTATAACGTGAAAGTTAAAGCTGAGGATTGGATTGATCCTCTTGAGCTAATGCCACATGAAGATGATGTAGTCGAAACTTTTGAAGAACAGATTAAGGATACAAGCTAACAAATGTTGCCGAATTGTTTTTGATGATTTATAGTGAAGTCTTTATTGCGAAAAAACCGTTAAGGACGAGGTATGTCGAAGCTCATTAAGTGTAAGAATTGCGGCGGTTTCATCGCTAAAAACACAGATTCCTGCCCTAGTTGTGGTGCTAAAGTTAACCGTACATCAGTTCTTACGTGGATTGCAGTAATAGTTATTGGGCTTATAGTGCTTTCGGCAGTGAGGGCTGTAACGTCTGATGAAGTGCCTGACAGCAACACTGCTAGCGATGAACAAGTTTCATCTATAGATCAAGCAGCTGTACCGTCTTCAACGGATGATACTGATGCAGAAGTGTTATCTGAACCTGAAGTGATTACAAGCAACTGGAAGTATAGTGAATCAGTAGATGAAATGCGTGGTACCACAACTTATACTGCTATAACCACATCTAGAAACAATGTACATCTAAGCTCGCCTTACACTGGAGGTACTGACCTAAGTATTGTTGTGAGACATAGCAATGATCTTGGCAACGAAGTTTTGATACTAACTGACAATGGCCAGTTATGGTGTGAGTACCGAAATTGTATAATGACAGTAAAGTTTGATGATAAAAATATTGAGGAGTACCCTGTATCCAGAGCTGCAGGCGGTTCAAGTGAAGCAATGTTCTTGGATAATTCTGAAGACGCTTTTATAAACAAGCTCAAAGAGTCTAAAGTAACAATGCTTGAAATAGGGTTTTACAATAATGGCAATCAACAATTTACTTTTGATACTGCTGACTTGGATTGGCAACATTGATAAAACTATATCAATTACAAAGTGTTTTGAAATAAACAATGAAATACTCTCCGCGCCGCAAACTACCCACCCAGCAACTCAACTGGGCCCAGATATGGGTAAACAACCTGATTGAACATAGGTGTTGGTCATCTGTTGAAGTAATACCTATTGGTTATTACGTTTACTTATATTTAGACGACGAATAACAAGACAGATAAACATATTGAAAAACCTCAGTCAGAAATGATTGGGGTTTTTTACTGCCCAAAATAAGGATTTCTACAATGGCAAGCACATCACTAGGTACGCTAACTCTCGACTTGGCAGTACGCCTAAGTGAGTTTACTGATGGTCTAACACGTGCTGAGCGTGAGACTCGTGACCGTACACAGGAGATGAGCGACTCTGTTGGCAAGTTTAAAGAAAAGCTAATAGATGATCTGAGTGGCACAGCTATTGGCGATGCTGTAGGTTCTCTTAACGAAAAGCTTTCTTCTATCACTGAGGCTTTCGGTGAGAGTGGTTTAGCGGGCGCAGCTGCAGTAGGTGCCGTCTCTGTTGTAGGGTCGGTAGCTGCAATAGGTGCGGGTTTAGTAACGCTAGCATTGCAAACGGCGGAAGCGGATGAGCAGTTAGTAAGATTAGCAACAAGAGCAAAGACCTCAACGTCGAACCTACAGGTATTAACAGCAGCAACTGCTGCGTATGGGTTAGAGATGGAAGGCGTCGGTGATATCCTGGCAGATGCTCAAGAGAAGCTAGGTGAGTTTAGTGCGACCGGCGGCGGTGGCTTGGTAGATACTTTAGAGCTTATGCAAAATGCAACCGAGAAGACGGATGCAGAGCTGGAGATATTTGGTAGAAGCCTATCTACTATGGATAGTGTGGATGCTATTCAAGCTGTAGTTAATGAAATGGAGCGGGCAGGCGCGACTACACAAGAAGTAAGGTTTGTTACTGAGTCGTTAGCGAGCGGCTTAGGTGACATCATACCGCTTTGGGACAACAATGGTGAAGCGTTACGGGACTATGAACGGGACCTTAATGAAGCAGGCGTAATCAGAACCAAAGAGTCTATAGAGCAATCTCAGATATTAGCAAATGAATTGGAAGGCTTGCAGATTAAGCTCGAAGGAGTTTCTAATCAGATTGTCACAAACACTTTGCCAGCTATGGTTGGTTTAATCGAATACATGAAAACAGGCACTACAGATGCTGACGGGCTTAGCGACAGCCTATCTTCTATGGGTTTAGTTGCAGCAGTTATAACAACGCCATTTATCGGATTGATGTCAGTATTCAAGCAAGTTGGAACTGTAGTAGCTGGCCTAATGGGTAGTATTAGTTCTTTATTTAGTCTTATGTCAAATGTGTTGTCCAACCCTTTTAAGGTCGGGACCTATCTTCAAGAGTATGCAAGATCTACAGGTCAGTTAGGTCAGTATATGGTAGAAGATATGAAAGCAGAAAGAGACAGGGCCGTAAGTTCTTTAGACAGTATTTGGAGCTCGCCTAGAGAGTTAGCCAATAAAGGAGCTGGCTTCTCTGCTCTTGTGCCTGGTGCAAGCATCGCTACTTATGGAGCTGGATCAGTAACTGAAGAGATAGTAGCGTCAAGAACAATGGCTAAAGCTGCTGAGGATGAAGCTAAGGAGCAAGAAAAGCTTGCTAAGGCCCGCGATAAAAATACAGCTTCTCTTAAGAAACAAGCAGAAGCACAAGCAAGACTAGTAGGTATTAGTGGTGACACTGGTATTGGAAGTGCTCACTTGCACATTCAGTATCGAGATAAAAGCCGTGCAGTTAGTCAGTCAGATATGGACAGATTCCGTGCTGGTGGCAAGAAGATCACTGATTATAGAAAAACGAGCGATTTTGGTCCACGTAACACAGGAATCAAAGGCGCATCTACAAACCATCGCGGTACCGACTTTGCTATACCTAAAAACACACCCATCACAACCAATGTGGCTGTTAAAGGTGTTAAGACTTGGAAAGACTCAAAGGGTGGGGGTTATGTATCAACCATCACTTTTGAAGATGGTGTGGTTATCGACCTACTGCATCAAATGCCAGGAGTTATGGGTGTTGAGAAGGGTGCAACAACTGGCAACTCTGCAGTAGATAGCGCAACATCTAAAGCACAAGCGATTGCGCAAAAAGCTATGTCAGATGCCGAACGCGAAAGAGAAAAGGCAGCTGCTGAAGAAAAACGGGCGCTCGAAGAGCTTGAGAGAGCCAAGCTGTCCATCACTCAAAAGTATGCAACCTATAAAGAGATGATAGAAAGCGAGCACACTAATAACGTCATAGAAATCGAACGGCTTTACGCTGAAGGATCTAGTGATCGCGCTAAATACTTAGCACGTGAAGAAGAGCGCTACGCAATAGAAAAAAATGCAGGATTGCTCTCTATATCCGATAAATATTTCAGTGAAGAAGAGCGTATCCATGAAAATCATAGAAAAGCAATGAAGGTTATTGAAGAAACTTACATTGAAGATGATAGCGTTCGTCAGTATTACATTAACGCGCAAAAAGCTGCTTACGAAGAAGATCTAGCTAACTTCAAATTCACAGCCGAAGCTAAGGCTCGCGCCCAATACAAAATGTATAAATCTATTGCTGATAGTGCTCGTGCAGGTAGTGCGAACGCGCTTAGTACTGGCAAAGATAACATGATGCAGCGCACATTAAGCGATGAAGAGTACCAGCAATGGCGCTTGAATCAAGATTATGTTGAAGGTTTTACTTCAATCAATAACGATTATAAGAATCGTGAGGCTGAGATAAATGCAGTTGATGAGCGCGGTAAGCCGGCATTTCCTGAACTTGAACGGTTTGAGTTATTGGAGATCGCCAAGCAAGAACATCTAGATAAGATGTGGGCGCTTGAGCAGGAATACGCTTTGAAAGACCAGACCCTGGCAGAGCAGCAGACATCGCAGCGAATCGCTATGTACCAAAGTCTATTCAGTGGCATTGCAGGATTGACCAAATCTTTTGCTGGCGAGCAGTCAACAGCATATAGAATCATGTTCGGCATAGAGCAAGGCTTTGCTATCGCTCAGGCAGCCATGGCTATTCAACAATCAATTGCTAAGGCGATGACTTTAGGTTATCCACAAAACATCCCTGTTATTGCTGAGACAGTCGGACAGGGTGCACAAATCGTTAGCAATATTAAAAACATAACTATGGGTGGTATCGCTCACGGCGGGCTAGATTATGTACCTAAAGAGGCTACCTATTTATTGGATAAAGGTGAGCGGGTATTGTCACCACGACAAAACAAAGACCTTGCTAATTTTATGGCCAATGGTAGTTCGCGAAGTCAAAACAAGGTTACCGTTAATAATTACTCCAATGAAAAAGCTGATGTACAGACCACGCCTGATGGAGACACTATTGTGACTATTGGCAAAATGGTCGGGCAAATGGTGGACTCTAAAATATCAACGTGGGAGCGCAAAGCTAAACGCCAAGGAGGTTCATTGTATGGCACTTAAAACCTTTATCTGGTGCGTCAATGCAGGTGCTACACAAGACACTCAGCTCGTAACGAACAGCGTCAAGTTTGGTGATGGTTACGAGCAAGTATCCAGTTTTGGCATCAACAATGCGCGTACTGCTTGGCAGGTTGCAAAGACTGCTTATCTTACTGAAATTGACGCTATTTATGATTTTTTGATTGAGCATAAGGGCGTGACGCCTTTTTATCTCACTATCAACGGGTTGACCAAGACGTATCGAACCGAGGGTAATATCAACAAAACTCATGTAAGCGGTAAAGTCTGGCAAGTATCATTTAATCTAAAGCAAGTATTTATACCTTAACCCTCCATTGAGGGTTTTTTAACATACAATTTTGAGGTGAGTATGACTATTCAAGTTCCAAACCCCGGCACAGGTAATGGTGCTACTGGTGACAATGAGTTTGTGCTATGGAGCAAGGTTAAGGCCAACTTTGAAGATCAGACTAATGCAGCAAGTCGCTTAATTGGTAATGATTCAGGGCAGTTAACACTCGCAGAAAACATATCAACAGCAAACTACAAGTATGTAACATCAGACAAATCAAGCTCAGGTGTTGATTTGAACACTGCAAAAGCAGGTGATGTTTGGTCGCGAGTTGGCGGTAGCTCTACAAACATTCCTAGCTCAACTACGTTTAAATACACGGGATGGACAATAGTAACAAGAGCAGCGCATTCGGCAGCAGGGGCGCGTGATAGTTATAGCACACAGATTGCGTACTCGTACAACCCTGTCGCAGCTGTAAATATACGCAACAATTTTGGTGATACATGGGGTGATTGGCAACCAATCGCTGACAATCCAGCAATTTATAATCGTACAACAGCATCGGGTGCTAATGTCGCGGTTGACGCGAACGGCAAGCTCATGCGCTCAACCTCATCTGAGCGCTATAAATACATACTTGCAGATTTAGAGCTTGATGACGCAGCTTACAATAACGCGATGCAGCTTGCACCGATTGTATATCGCTCTACAGCCGATGCTGACAATCCTGAATATCATTATTACTCGTTTAGTGCCGAAGCATTGGGAGCGTATGACCCTGCGTTTACGCTTTGGCGCGATACTGAGATAGTGACAGATGATGAAGGGAATACATCTGAGCAACCACTTGATGAGCGACAAGCAGAAGGCATCAACCTAAATGCTATCGTCGCTTTTTTGCACGCGACAAACGTCAAGCAAGGCAAGTTGATTAGCGAATTAGAGGCTAAAGTCTTAGCGCTAGAAAATGAGGTGTAACCATGCTCGAATCAGACTTACAAAAACTGTCAGTCACAGGGCTTGTAACGCTTTATGAGCTAGACGCTACCAGTCTTGGCGCTGGCATCATGCGTTGGCATGGTCATGTGAGCTTTGAAGATTGGCAATATCTCTTTAAGTTTGCTAGTAAGACTGAATTTGCAAGTAGTACGTACAAAGTCACAAATACGGGCACAGAAGATATAATTCGTCGCGATATTATTTGGCAGGGCAATATCTACAGCCCCATGCCGATACAGTCAGATGGTTTAGAGATGCGCGGTGATGGTCGTGCGTCAACACCAAGCCTTGCACTAGCTAACAATATCGACGGTATTCAGGGTGCTATTAGTGCGCTTTGTTTGCAGTTTGATGATTTTGCAGGGGCGAAACTAACGGTCATAAATACGCTAGCGAAATATTTAGATGCTGCAAACTTTACAGACGGCAATCCGCAAGCTGCTAATGAGTACCGCAAACAGCTATGGTATGTCGAGCAGAAAACAAGTGAGAACGCTAGTGCGGTGACTTTCGAGCTATCAAATCCAGTGGATTTTGAGGGCGCTCGCATACCAAGCCGTGAGATTACATCGTATTGCCATTGGGCAGTACATGGGCGTTATCGTGGTGAGGAATGCGGCTATACAGGTACAGCCATGTTTACCGAAGATGGCACACCTACTGACGATCCATCAAAAGATAAATGCGGTGGCAGACTAAGCGATTGTCGTCTGCGCTTCGGCGATAATAACCCGCTACCATTTGGCGGTTTTCCAAGCTCATCACTCATATCAGGATAACCCATGCTAACCAATTCTATAAAAGCTGCGATTATCGCTCATGCTGATGCTGAATATCCGCGTGAGTCATGCGGTGTCATTATTGGCAAAGAGTATATCCCTTGCACTAACATTGCAGCCAGCGACGCACAGTTTGAGATTGATCCGATGGATTTAGTGGGCGCAAGCAAAGAAGGCACAATCAGAGCTTATGTGCATAGTCACCCCGACGGTAGTACAGCCCCATCAATGCCAGACCGTGTACAAATGAACCTTCATGGCTTGCCTTGGATTATCACCAATGGCATCGACGTTGAGCTGCATAAGCCTGACGGCTATCAAGCCCCGTTATTAGGCCGTGAGTATCACCACGGCCTAATGGACTGCTACACGCTTGTTAAAGACTATTATCAGCGTGAACTGGGCATAACGCTTGGCGATTACCAACGTGATGACGTTTGGTGGGAGTCCGTAGATAGTAAGCCGCTATATCTTGATAACTTTAAATCTGAGGGTTTTTTTGAGGTCGATACCATCCAAAAACACGACTTGATACTGTGCCGTCTTGGACGTACAGAGCATGTCAATCATGCCCTTGTATTTATCGGTAATGGCAAGCTCAAATCTGAGCGCACAGACGATGTGATCGGTGACAGCCTAGTATTGCATCATCCATACAATCGTGAGTCTCTACGTGAGATGTATGGGGAGAGCTGGCAACGTCGAGCAGCGATTATCATCAGGCATAAATCACTAATCAAATAACACAAGTCACCTAGCGGTGGCTTTTTTTATGGGCGCAATTTATGAAAGTTATCCATCTGCACGGCGTACTTGCTGACAAATTTGGTGAGTTTTTTAAGCTCGATGTTATGTCAGCAGCCGAGGCTACACACGCAATCGCTAGTCAATTACCTGCGTTTAAAAAGTTCATGCTACAAGCTGAGCAGAACGGTATGCGCTTTGCTGTCTTTTTAGACGAAGTAAATGAGCAAGGCAATATTGGCGAAAAGGATTTAAGCACCATGACAGGCGCAAGCATTATTCATATTGTGCCAAAGATTATGGGCGCAGGCGGTGATGCGTTTGGTTGGCTGCAAGTAGTAGTCGGCGCAGCGATGGTCGTTGTTGGATTGGGCTTAACACCATTTACAGGTGGTACGTCATTAGCAATGGTTGGCGCTGGTGTCGGCTTAATGGTTGGCGGTGCTGCTTCACTACTTATGCCTACGCCTGAGCTTGGCAATCAAGACGAGGATGGCAATAGGGCAAACTATGGCTTTGGCGGTGCGGTAACAACGGTAGCACAAGGCAATGTAGTAGGCTTGCCATACGGTGAGCGCACAGTTGGCGGGGCAATCGGTAGTGCAGGCATCTACACAGAGGATAATCAATAATGACTATAAAGTGGCGAAACGATGGCTCAGGACTAGGCGATGGCGTTAATGGGCTTGTGGTTCATGATTGCGTTTATCGAGAGCCAGTTAAAGGCGCAAAAGCAGGTTCAAGTGAGTCACGCAAACCGTCTATCGCTAAAGACTCGGTAGCAAGTACCAGTACCGCTAAAATATTGTACATTCTAGGCGAAGGTGAGATTTCAGGTCTAGTCAATGGCGGTAAATCAATCTATCTCGATGGTACGCCGCTGCTCGATGACGCAGGTAATTCAAACTTTGATGGTGTGACTTGGGATTTTCGCACGGGAACTAATGAGCAGGAATACATCAAGGGATTCCCTGATGTGTCTAACGAGACGCCTATTAACATTGAATTGCGTAGTGATAACCCATGGATCAAAGCGTTTACAGATACTCAGTTATCAGCCGTTCGCATCCGTTTTAAGTGGAATCGCCTGAGCAAAACTGATTCCGAAACTGGCGACGTTAAGGGTTATAAAATTCAGTACGCGATTGACTTGCAGACCAATGGCGGTGCTTACGTTGAGGTGCTTAATACCAAGATTGAAGATAAGACTAGCGCAGGTTACGAGCGCACACACCGTATTGATTTACCTAAATCTACAACAGGTTGGCAGATACGTGTGCGTCGCTTAACAGCTAATGATTCAAGCGAATATGTGCAAGATGATATGTTTATCGATGCCGTTGCTGAGGTTATTGATGTAAAGCTGCGGTACCCAAACACTGCTCTACTCGGCTTGCAGTATAACGCAGAGACGTTTAGTGGTATTGCAAAAATGGCAGCTCGCATACGTGGCATGATTATCCGTGTGCCTAGTAACTATGATGCTAATGCTCGCGCATACACAGGCATCTGGGACGGAACTTTTAAGGACGCCTATAGCAATAACCCTGCATGGATTTACTTTGATTTGTGCACTCAGTGGCGTTACGGTCTAGGTGAGCGTTTAGATTTAACGATGATTGATAAGTGGTCATTGTATGCGCTTGGTCAATATTGCGATCAGATGGTATCGGACGGTCAAGGCAGTTTAGAGCCGCGCTTTACCTGTAATGTCTATCTACAAAAACAAGCCGATGCTTATCAAGTGCTGTCTAACATTGCTGGTATATTCCGAGCCATGAGCTACTGGAATGGTGAGCAAGTTGTACTTGATGCAGACGTACCGCAAGACCCTGTTTATACCTTTAGCCGCGCTAATGTCATCGATGGTAATTTTGAATATACCGGCACAAGAGCGCGTGACCGACATACACTAGCTAAAGTCGCATGGGATAATCCGCTTAATAGTTTTGAGACCGAGTACGAGTATATCCGTGACGAAAAAGCAATGGCTAAATTTGGCGTTAAAGTACTCGATTTGGCTGCATTTGGCTGCACCAGTCAGGCACAAGCTCAACGTGCAGGACTTTGGGCTTTAAAGACTGAACAGTTAGAAACACGTCAGGTATCGTTTGGTGTCGGCTTAGATGGCTTTATACCGCAAGTCGGTAACATCATTAACGTATCAGATGAGTTGTTTGCAGGTCGCGCTAACGGTGGTCGTGTGTCTATCGTTTCTAATGATAGAAGTATTATCACGATTGATAGAGATATTACAGCCAATGTTGGTGATGTTCTTATCGTAAACGGTGGTAATGGTCGCTCTGAGCGTAGAGTTGTCAGCTCAGTAAGTGGTCGCAGCATAGTTGTGTCTGCACCTTTTGAGTATGCAGAAAGTGAAAACGTATGGGCGATTGAAACGGCTGATTTAAAGCTGATGCGTTTTCGCGTCATGTCGATTACTAAAAGCGATGAGACGACATTTGCAATCACAGCTATTCAACATGAGCCACAAAAATACGATGCGATTGATTATGGTACAGACGTTCAGCCAACCAATATAACTATTGTTAATCCTGATGTCGTTGATGCACCAGCAAGCGTGACAATCACCAGTCGTCACCGCGTTGTACAAGGTCAGACAATCACTACGCTTGTCGTTGGCTGGACGCAAGTATCAGGTGCAGTTGCTTACGATGCAGAATGGCGCAAAGACGATGGTAGTTGGGTTAAAGTACCGCGCACTGGTAACGTATCGGTCGAGATTGAGGGCGTTTACAGTGGCAATTACATGGCGCGTGTACGTGCTATCAGTGCGTTTGATGTGCAATCAAGGCCAACCGCGTCAACGCTCACTGCAATCAAGGGTAAAATAGGTTTACCGCCTACAGTGGTCGGACTGACTGCGACAGGTATCCTATTCGGCATGGAATTAAAGTGGGGCTTTGTAGCAGGCTCAGGTGATGCGGCCTACACTGAAATCCAAGTCGGTTCTGCGCCTAACGTCAACGTGGCAACGCTAGGACAATACAGCTACCCAACTAACACCCATACTATTAACGGCTTACAAGGCAACTTGTCACAGTCTTATCGTGCAAGATTGGTCGATAAGCTCGGCTTTAAATCTCCGTGGTCAGCATGGGTTACGGGCACGACTGACGCCAACGCCGATAAAATCATGGACTTGATACAAGGGCAGATTAACGAGAGCAGCCTTAACCAATCGCTTACTGATAAAATCGGTAAAATCGAAAATAACGAGCTGGCTATCAGTCAGGAAACACAAGACCGTATCGCAGCTATTTTAGACTCTAACGGCAAAATCAGTGCTGAGCGTGAGGCGCGGATTGCAGGGCTATTGGCTGCGAATGAAGGTATTACGACAGAAACCACGCAGCGAAAAGCGGCAGATACCGCTATCAATAGTCGCGTTGATACTCTTGTCAGCAAGACTGATGGCAATACGGCAGCTATTGCAAGCGAGGTGACGGCTCGTACAAATGCGGACAGCGCCTTATCTACTCGCATTGATACCGTGGTTAGCAAGTCAAATAACAATGAGTCAGCAATCAGTAGTGAGGTAACCGCAAGGACGAATGCTGATAGTGCGCTAAGTGGTCGTATAGATACCGTATCGTCCAAGACCGATACAAACACAGCCACCATAACCAATGTAAATAACACACTAACCAATCAGCTTGGCTCACAAGCTGAGCAGATTAATGTCATGCGTGCTGATTACAAGCCGCAGTATGCAGACGCAAGCCAGTATGCGGATGCGGCGCGTAGTGTGCAGTGGACATACTGGAAAACAGTTGCCCGCGATGGCTATGCGACCAATGAGCGCATCACCGTGCTGCAATCTGATGTTGCGAGAAGTAATGCGACTGTCACTCAAAGTCTAAACACGCTAGCGACTAAAGATGAGGCACTTGTGTCCGATGTGTCTACGCTTAGAGCATCTACAGTCGCTGCTAAATCGACTGCTGACGAGGCATTAGGGAAAGCCAATACCGCGACAAGTAATATCGCCACGATACAAACCGAGCTGACAGCCACAACATCAAAAACCAATGCCACGGCAACATCAGTTGGCACTTTGCAAACGACAGTAGCAGGTAATACAGCAAGCATACAGACTGCGCAAAGTAGTATTGACGGCATTAACTTGCAATACACGGTTAAGCTAGATAGCGGCGGCAAAATATCGGGCTTTGGCATGATGAACGATGGTGCTACAAGTGCGTTTGACATACGAGCCGATAGATTTAGCATATCAGCACCAGTCGGCAAGCCAAATGATGTAAACGGCAACAGTCCATTTATGGTATTGACTACACCACAAGTTATTAATGGCGTAACTGTACCTGCTGGCACTTATATGCGTAACACCTACATCGCGAAGGCAAGTATAGAAGATTTATCTGTAGTTGCAGCAAAAATAGGTCATTTTAAGTCGGCAACATCAGGGGCTAGACTCGAGATAAAAGATAGCCTGTTGAGTGTTTATGACAACCAAGGCGTGCTTAGGGTTCGTTTAGGACTATGGTAAAAAGGATTATTTATGCCAGCAGGATTACAAGTTTTTGACAGTAATGGTGACGCAGTAATTGACACCAGCACTCAAACAACATCAATACTGGGTAATATCACGATAAACAACGCTGGAACATACTCAGTTACTGATAGTCGGTTCGTCCTTGGAAAACCATTTTATATGGCTAATGAATTTTATAGCGGCGTCGATATAGTGGCAACTATTTCTGGTAATACGTATACCTTTATAGTTAAACGGCTGCAATACGGTACTTACGAGCCGTTTAAAATAATCTATGGAGTTTACTAATGCCAAGCGGATTGGAATTTTTCAATGATGACAATAGTGTAATTTTGAGCACGGAAGTCACTCCTGTTTGTTTGCACGAGCAAATAGATCACACACTGACAACCAGTCTAAGTAGCTCAATACCTCTACATGAAGATGATGGGTATCTGTCTGTTTTCTATATAGACAACCCGCCCGAAAATTTTTATGACTATGGGTTCTTTTCGCCTGCTGGTACGGACGGTAGATATTATATCTTGCCTGATAATCTTAGTTCGGGAGAGACTATAGCAATTAAGGAGTATAAGTTTAAACTCGGACTAAGCAAATCGGCAAACCAAGGCTTGCAACTATTTAATGCCAATGGCGATGAAACATACAACAGCAACAACTTGCCGATCAATATCTTAGAACGCTACTCTATTAAAGTATCAGACTGTTGGTTAAAAAATAGCAGTGGTCAGTTTACGGGGCAATATACAAACAAGTTCGTAAGCGGTGCTTGGTCAGGTAAAAAAATCGGCATACTGTTCACCAATATGCCAACGGGCATTATTAAATTTAGTAATAGCGCAAATGTCTATGCTTATGACATTAGAGCTTCAATGAAAGATGGGACACTTGTATTAATGTACTGGGTTGATGTATGGCTGCAATCTTTTTCTAGCGTTAGCATACCCATCGATGAGAGCGTTAGGTTAGATTTCTTTATTGTTGATCTAACAAATTATTAATATCCGACCGCCAATTAGGCGGTTTTTTTACGACTAAATTTTGAGGGCTCTTATGAACATCAAACAAACACTGTTAAGGATGTTTTTATTTAATAAATGGCTATGTAAATCGGAATCAGCAAGAAAGACAAGCAAATCACTTATTAAATTAAAACGATATTTAGCAATCAGTATTACATTTGCTGAAGTGATTAACGCTCTATTCATACTAACTTTCAGCCTTGTTTTTATCTGCAATAAGGCTTTCGGTACTGGCGGATTAGCAATGCCCAGCTATAGGGTTTTTGACTCAGTATCTATTTGGTGGTTTGTAGGATTTTTCGTTTTAGGTGTCCTACAGGTAATAGCAATGCTAGTGCCATCACTAAGAGCAGTCAAAGCGAGTGGACTTTGTCAGATAGCATCGTCATTGGCGTGGGGTGTTATCACCGGCGCTTACTATGCTGCCCAACACGGCTTGATAACACCAGCAACAGTCGTCTTTGGCATATGGGCAGCAGCCATGTTTTTCACAGGTAATAAGATCATCAAGCGAGCGATTTTAAAAGAGCGAGTCACTACTAAGGAGGCGTAATGAGCTTGGTATCAGAGGTCGTAACCTCATTCACTCCACAAGTAATATTTGGCATGTTTGGCGGTTTTGTTGGTGGTGTTTATGGCATCAACAAAAAGGGCTATGACGTAAAAGTATCAATAATTCTAATTTTCACAGCGATTGTAGCGGGTAGCGCGATCGCTGAGGTGCTGCAAAAGAAATTCGGTCTGACTTACTTACTACCGCTTTGCTTAATATCAATTCCAGCAGGTGCGTTTTCTGGTTACTTGCTTGTTGCACTAGATATTGTAAGTCCAAAGTTTGCAGCGCAAGTTGCGGATAAAATCGGTGAGAAGGTGGTTGAAAATATAGATAAATAATAAATCACATTCATCACAGCCTCAATCTGGGGGCTTTTTTAATGTCCAAAATAAGGTAAATAACATGAGCATCTATGACATGATTTTTGATAGATTAATGGATCATGAGGGTGGTTACGTCAACCATCCCAATGACCCTGGCGGCGAAACTATGTATGGTGTGACCAAGCGTGTTGCGAACGCACACGGCTATTGGGGTGATATGCGAAAGCTACCCAAGTCACTTGCCAAGCAAATCACTGAGAAGTCATACTATAAAGCGGTTAAAGGCGATCAACTAGATAGACTAATTGCATGGCAACTAACCGACGCTGCATATAATCACGGTAATCGCCAAGCTGTTAAATTCTTGCAGCGTGCAGTCGGCGCCAGTGATGATGGTTTGATTGGTCCACGCACATTGGCGGCCGTTGCAGCTATGGATAAGAATGATGTGGTATTATTATTCAATGCTGAGCGCCTAGAGTTCTTTGCTAATTTAAGAATATGGCAGACTTTCGGTAAAGGTTGGGCTCGTCGAATTGTCAAAAATCTACGTTATGCAGCAGCAGACAATTAAGCTGTGACATGATTCTTGACAGCCTATGGTCATACACTATCACATACAATCACATTGCATAATCGTAAGTCATTGATATTATTAAGAGTGAATTTGATAGCGTGTGATAGTATTCGTTGTAATCGGGTTCAACTCCCGCCATCTCCACCAAACATTAAAAATCCGATCACTT